GTGAATATCTAATAGACGTAGCAGACATTGAAAAGTTTGGTGGGTATGATGCACTAAACGCAGAAAATGACAAAGGCAAAGCAGAAGTAGATCGTAGGCAAGCTGCAGCTAGTGGTGGTTTTATTAATGGTTATAAGTACGGGGGAACACCGTTTACAGGCCCACAGCAAGAACCCGATCTAACTATTCAAGATGTAAGACAAGTTCCTCAACAAAACAATTCTAAAGGATTTGTTTTTAAGCCTTTAAACGCTGCAGAATTGCGTGAGTCAGATTATAATCAATTGTCTGAAGATTTGCTTTCTGTATTAGAGGGTGACGGTTCAAAGGCGTACTTTCCCGGAAATAAAAGAAGTGGTATTACGGTGGGTAAAGGCTTTGATATAGGACAACACAGCGTAAAAGATATGCAAAAAATGGGGTTTTCAAAAGAGTTGATTAATAAGTTTAAACCCTTCATTGAACTCAAGGGCGATGCAGCTAAAAATAAGCTAAAAGAAAAGGGGTTAATTCTACTTCCTGAAGAAGTAAAAGAAGTAGATAAAATTGTACTTCCGTATAAGCGAGAAAAATTTTTAAAAGATTACCCTCAGTATTCAGAATTAAATCCCTCAGATAAATCTGTTATGTTTTCTGCCCACTACGTTGGTGGACTAGGAAGATATGAGTCTTTTCAAAAAGTTTTTAATAAAACAAAAGACATGGAAAAAGCCCTAAAAACAGGATTAATTAAAATATTGCCGAAAGGTGCCGCAGAAAGAAATAGAGCAGAAAAAGCTTTAAAGTGGTGGAAATCCCGGCAAGGACCAAAGATTACTTTAGATTCGTCAGCTACCCGTTAACAACGGCCCTGACATAACCGGAGCGGCTACCCGTTGCCATACGGCCCCGCAAGTGAGGTAAACAATGGCTAAAAAAGTACGTGGGCATCGTGCCAACAAACCAAACGACTCTTTCGGAACAATCAACAGCGACACGCTATACAAAGGCAACTATCGACCTGATGTCTATGAAGACGAAGAAGATACCCCTGAAGTAGAAGCAAGCGAAGATACCGAACAACCTGAAGCAACAAGCTTTGTAGAAACAAAAGAAGAATCACCAAACCACGACTACAAAAAACGGTATGATGATTTGAAACGTCACTACGATGCAAAATTAGCGGAGTTTCAGGACGAAAAACGGCAACTAGAAGTAGCAACACGGGAGGCAAACGTCCCTATGCCAAAGACAGTTGAAGAGTTAGAGCAGTTCAAAGCAGAATATCCTGATGTGTATGGAGTGGTGGAAACAGTAGCAGCAATGCAAGCTACAGAACGCACCAGCAAGCTCCAAGAAGAATTAGACACTATTAAGGAACGTGAAAAAGAAACTGTGGTTCAAGCGGCATACCGCGAACTAACAGCTAATCACCCAGACTTCGATTCGATCAAATCGGATGAAAAGTTTTTAGCTTGGCTAGACGAACAGCCTGACACTATTTCAGATGGTATTTATAAAAACAATACCGATGCTCGTTTGGCCTCTAGAGTTATTGATCTGTACAAAGCAGATGCAGGTATCTCTAAAAAGAAGACAACTAAAGCGAATAACGACGCTGCAAGTTCTGTACGCGCTCCTAAAGCTAGGGACATTACATCAGAACAAGGTGGAGAAAAGCGCATTTGGAAGTCTTCGGAAATTCGATCTTTAAAACCGCACCAGTTTGAGAAGCTAGAAGCTGAACTCGACCTAGCACGGAACGAAGGCCGGATTGACATGAATAACTAGACTTAACCTCAAAACTATAATGGAAGGATTGAACAATGGCGTTCAGTACATCTTCTGGATATGGAAACTTACCATCCGGTAATTTTGCACCAGAAATCTTTAGCCAAAAAGTTCTCAAGTTTTTCCGTCGTGCTTCGGTTGTGGAAGATATTACTAACACCGACTACGCTGGCGAAATCGAAAACTTTGGCGACACAGTCAAAATCATTAAGGAGCCTACTGTAACAGTATCTGCGTATCAACGTGGTTCTGTGGTAAATCCGCAAGACTTGGCTGACGATCAAATCTCTATGGTTGTTGACAATGCAAACGCTTTTGCGTTTAAAATTGACGACATCGAAGAGCGTCACTCGCACGTAAACTTTGAAGCACTTGCCACCTCTTCTGGTGCGTTTGCTCTAAAGCGTAAGTACGATGCTGCCGTTCTACAGCATATCTCTGATGCCGCTGGTATTGCAGCGTCTGCCGTTTCTGGTACGACTCTGACAACTACTGCTGCAGCAGGTACATTGGGAACAGCTAATGCTCCTATCAACGTTGAAACAAACGACAACGGCATCAACTTGATGCTGGCTATGGCTCGTTTGCTTGACGATGAGTCTGTGCCTGAAGAAAACCGTTGGTTTGTAGCACCTCCAATCTTCTACGAGAAGATGTTCCAAGCTGGCAACAAAATCGCCGAAGTCCAAGTGACTGGTGATGCTTCATCTCCGCTGCGTAATGGCCTTGCCATCAACGGTACCTTTGCTGGTTTCCGCTGTTACAAGTCTACTGCACTAAACAGCACAGGTGGAACTGACCAGTTAACACTGACTGACGCTTCTGCTACTCTTGCAACAGATGGCTCTGAGAACGTTGTTCTTGCTGGTCACATGTCTGCTGTAGCCACTGCTTCGCACATTGCTAAGACCGAAGTGGTTCGTTCAACTGAGTCATTCTCTGATGTCATTCGTGGACTTCACGTTTTTGGTCGCAAGGTATTGCGTCAAGAAGCTGTTGTTCGTGGCGTCATTGACTTCGCGTAAGGGAGACATATAAATGGCTACTTTTGACCATACCATCACTGGTGGTGGAACTGTAGGACATCCCGCACATGCGATTCGTCCTTACATCGTGCAGTCAAAAATCTTTGACGCTGCTGATGACAACCTTACAGCTAATGATGTCATCAAGGTGATTGACCTTCCAGACAACTCCATCGTTCTTGGTGGTTGCTTGGACGTTCTTGAAGCTGGTGGTTCTAGTGTGACTTTTGACGTTGGTATCAGCACCGACATTGATGCCTTCTGTGATGGTGTTGATGGTAACGCTGATGCTATCTACAACTTTCACCCTACAGCAGCAGGTATTAACACAGTAATTGCTACAGACGCTATCCAAGTTAAAATCTTGGGTGCAGACTCTGCTGTAGTTCGTTTCCGTGTTATTGCTTTGATTGCTGACATTGGTGACCCAACTGCAATGGTTCAGACTGCTGCAGTCCAGACTGGCGTATAACATTAATCAAGGGGGCAGGGCAACTTGCCCTCTTGACTCTTTATTTATTTTGTGATATAAGCAATAACCTTTGCCGGGGGTAAATACAATGGCAGCTAAGAAATCAAAAAGTCCAAAGCCCAAGAATGCAGCATTGTACTCGCGGGTAAAATCAGAAGCTAAAAAGAAATTTAAAGTATATCCTAGTGCGTATGCAAATGCTTGGTTGGTTAGAACCTACAAGAAGCGTGGTGGGACGTACGCCTAATGGCTAAACCAAAGGGCGGCTTAACCAAATGGTTCAAGGAAGACTGGCGGGATGTAAAGACTGGCAAGAAATGCGGTCGCTCTGGTTCAGAGAAAAAGAAACGTCCTTACCCAGCCTGTAGACCTGCCAAAGTCGCTAGTCGTATAACTAAGAAAGAAGCAGCAAAGAAAACCGGACCACGCGCAGTAAAGTGGTCTGTTACTGCTTCAGGAAAACGAAGGAAGAAAAGTGGCACCAAGAAAGCCTGACAATATGCCAGCCCGCAACAAGAAGAACTACCGTTCTACTAAGTCGGGTGCTGGAATGACCAAAGCTGGTGTAGCTTCTTACCGCCGTAAGAATCCCGGTAGTAAGTTAAAGACTGCTGTTACGGGCAAAGTTAAACCGGGCAGTGCCGCAGCAAAGCGTCGCAAGTCATACTGTGCAAGGTCAGCCGGACAGATGAAGAAGTTTCCTAAAGCAGCCAAAGACCCTAACAGTCGTTTGCGTCAAGCAAGAAAGAGGTGGAAGTGTTAAACTTACTAATCGGACCGATTGCAGAACTAGCCGGAACGTGGATGTCCGGCAAAGTAGAAGAGAAGAAAGCCCAGTCAGCTACCAAAGTAGCAAAGGCACAAGCCGAAGCCGTAGTCATGCAAAAGAAAGCTACGGGGGAAATTGACTGGGACCTTGAGATGGCAAGGGGAAGTCAGTCATCATGGAAAGACGAATGGCTCACAATACTATTTAGTTTACCACTTATTTTAGCATTTGTTCCGGGGATGGAAGAACTTGTACGTAACGGATTTCAACAATTGGAGCAAATGCCTGAATGGTACCAGTACAGCTTGGGCGTTATTGTTGCTGCAAGCTTTGGAACAAGAGCAGCGACGAAGTTCTTTGGGAAGAAATAATGACTATAGTTATGGAAAGAGTGTTGGCATGGAAACTACTGCCTCGCCTAATGATGATAATGATGTCCCTATCAGCGTGGAGAGTGGTGGAGTGGTTTATGACTCTACCCGAACCGACAACCCAGCAGTCAGCACTAGTAAGTGTAGTCACGGGGGCAATGACAGGTGCATTTGCGGTATGGATGGGACATGAGAAATGAAATACAACGTATCACACTTTCTTGACAAGCTAATTGAACACGAGGGTATGGTGCTTACAGTGTACCAAGATACTTTGGGCATAGACACTGTAGGTATAGGGCGAAACCTAAAAGACAGGGGTATCAGTCCAGAAGAATTAGCCTACATGGATATACCAAATATGGCTATCGTGTACACAGAAGGTATCAACGAAGCAGACGCCCGCTACCTTGCTCTAAACGACATCAAGATTGTAGAAAACGAACTGTGCAAAGTACACACATGCGTAGACGACCTAGATGCAGTGCGCCAGCTAATCTTAATGGACATGGCATTTAACATGGGTGTGCCGCGCTTATGTAAATTTAAAAAGATGTGGAACGCTATCCACGAGGGTAACTTCGACGCCGCAAGCCTTGAGATGATGGATTCCAAGTGGGCAAGGCAGGTGGGTTCGCGGGCAAGGAAGCTTGCGGATGCAATGAAGTCAGGGGAGTTTTGACAGCCCACGTCTTCTTGTTGCTTGTGTACATAGGAACAGGGGACTTTCGTACCCTAGAAAGCAGTGACATGTATTTCTGGGATATAAACGAATGTAACTATTTTGCTTCTCGCGTGACTAAGCGATACGGTAATTACGAATACAGTGATTTTATAGATGCAAAAGACAGAGTAACAGCGTATTGTGTACCTCGCTATGTAAACCCAGACGACGTAAAGGTGTA